AACCCATTATCGTTACCATCATAAGCAATAAATCCATACTGCGTTGTAGGAGCATCTGAATCTCTTAAATAAAGTGCTGCGCCCGTTGCTGATTGAATATCTAACGCTCTACCGTATCCGATAGAATCTGTCGGACTACTCGTTCCGATTCCAACGTTACCACTTATAACATTAGCAACTAATATATTATCTACTCTTGTTGTATTATTATCGTTTAAAGAAAGTAATTTAAAAGTATCACCATCAGTCATAAATAAGCCAACTTTTTCAGCATTACTACCACCAGCAGTATTTTGTAAAACAAGTTGATTAGATGTAGAATTTAATAAAGCAGTTGTTGCACTTACACTACTTGAAAATGTAGCAGCACCGGTAGAAGATATTGAAAGCCTATCGGAACTTGCATTATAATCAAAAATATTAAAGTTTCCATTTACATTAATTAAAGCGTATCTTCTTGCGTGTGTTGTATTTGTATTATTTAATACAATACCTACATTAACGCTTGATTGATTACCAATAACATTAAGCATATTACCATCAGTAATTGTGCTTCCACCAATAGCCATATTACCACTAAAGGTAGCACTTGTACCACTTAGCGCACCCGTCAAAGTTCCACCCGCTAAAGGCAAGTAAGTACTTGATGCTGCGCTTGTAGTTAAGTAAGTGCTTGAGTCTACCGATCCATCTGCTTTTAAAAACTGACTTGAGGTACCGCCATTCTTAACTAAAGTAGTTGCATTTAAAGTACCTATAATAGTTGCAGCGTTACCACTACCACTTGTTTTGTTTATATAAAGACCTTCGCCGTTACCGCCTTTGGTAATATTTAAAGCAATGCCGCTACCGCTTGAATGGTTAATAGTAAAACTATCACCACTACCACTTGATGCAAAGCTACCAACTCCCGCAGTTAAACTATTTGTGCCTAGGGTTACATTACCCGTTGCACCGGTATAAGGCACATAAGTAGACGCAGCCGTAGCCGTGCTTAACTTGTTGTTAAAAGTATTCCAATCGGTGCTAGTTAAGGCACCCGTTGCGCTTGTACTTGCAGCCGCTAAACTTAAAGCTTGCGTGCTTAAGCTTAAACCATTTGCCGTGCCTATGGTAACCGCCGCGTGCCTTGCCGCCGTGTTAGCAGCTACGTCCGTGTTGGCGCTTACGCGTCCTTCGGTATAATATAAATTTGTGTTCTCCGTTACTTGGCTTGTATTATAATCACCGCTTGTAGCAACAACCGCGCCGGTGCGTCCAAAGACTGAACTTACGCCGGTAACTAAGCCGCTTACATTTCCGTTAAGCTTTTGTATTGCTTGCAAGATTGTATCCGTTGCAGCCACCACACCCGAACCGCTTGTGTAACCGGTTAACGTTGATCCTATCGCTCTAGCGTTTGTAAAATATAAGTTTGTGCTTTCTGCAATATCATTAGTAACTAAACTTACTGCGCCGGTGTATCCGTTAACCGAACTAACCGCGTCGGTGTTGTCTACCTTATCCCAGGTCGTGCCGTTAAATATTATCCAGTCACCTATATTCCAACTTGTAATGCCGTTTATGTTTGTACTGCCCGCCGTTGCAACTATATAATAGTCGCCTTTAGATCCTACGCTACTAACAATAGTAGGTGTGTTTGTTGATGCATTCCAAGTACCCTCGTACATAACGCCACCAACTAAAGCACTAATTTGATTTTGCACCTTACCAAACGCACCCAAAATACTATCCGTGTCGGCAATGGTGCCGCCTCCTACTAAATTAAGTCCGGTTAAAATCTTACCCGTCACCGCGCTATTAACTAGCGTAGGGTTAGCATAAGTACCGCTTAACTCACCGCCCGCAGCTATGCCGCTTATAGTTGTTAAATATGTATTGTTGTCGTAGCTTATAGTAGTGCCGCTAATCTTTACAAAGCCGGTGCCGTTAAGAGCCGATTGCTTGTTATTAAAGGTAGTCCAATCGGTGCTACTTAAATAGCCATCGCTTGCGCCGCCCGCCTGGCTTATGCTTACTACTCCGCTCGTTACACTAATTGGCAAAGTACCGCTTATTGCAGCCCTTGCACGTGCATCGGTATAATAAAGGTTTGTACCTTCGCTTAAATCCGTAGTACTTTTACCACTAAACGCAGTATTAAATCTTGTTTGAGTATAATAAAGGTTTGTATTCTCCGGTACTGCTAAAGTGTCTAAAGTTTGAAAGGTCTTGTCACCTCTATAATATTGCGCCGTTGTACCGCTTGCTAAAAAATTCTCTTTGTTATTAAACGTAGTATAATCGGTAGCGCTTAAATACCCGTCCGTTGTTGTATTGCTTTGAGCAATACTTATAACACCGCTTACCTCACTAATCGGAGCCGTGCCACTTATAGCACTATGCACTCTATCATTTGTAAAATATAAATTTGTGCCTTCGGTTACTTGGCTTGTAGTATAATCACCATTTGCCGAAATTACCGCACCCGTTCTACCGAATACGCTAGTTACTGCGTCGGTGTTATCGTCAGTCCAGCTAGCGGTAATTGTGCCGCCGTCTTGCTGGTTTAAAGTTAAAACTTTAGTTGTTGTACCCGTAACCGCTGCGCTATTGATTTTATCATTATATGCAGCATCCCAATTCGCGGTGTTATCCGTTAAGTATGAAATCGTGCCACCGATAGACTTAACTATTCCGGTGCCGTTTAAATCGTCTTGCTTTGCATCAAGCATCACTTGAGTAGGTATAACATAACCGCTCGCCATACTAAATATACCGCTTGCACTATCATAGTTAATGCCGGTAATTGTTTCGCTTATCGCGGCCCTACTTCTTGCGTTAGTATAATAAAGGTTTGTGCCTTCAGCTACTATGCTTGTAGTATAATCGCCGGCTTGACCTACTACGTTACCAACTCTACCAAATACACTAAAAACGTTACTAGGCAACGGATAAGCACCCGTTTGGGTTACTATATTTACAACCTCTTCGGTTACGTTTACTTCTATTATTTCGTCGCTTACGTTTATTATTTCCATTATACTTTGCTTATGTCTTCTTGAACAATAAAGTTACCCCAAATATATGTCTTGACCTCGCCACTTGGGAAGGTTACATTCATATCGTAGACGTATGATCCAGCCGCTACGTCTACTATTTTATTTAAGGTTATTTGGTTACTACTTACACCGCCTATGCTTATGCTACTATTGGCGGTGCTTAATGTTAAAACAACGCTTGCGCTTGCCGGTGCCGGTCTTACTTGTATTAAAATAGTAGAGCCGCTTAAGTCTACCGGTGTAGTGTCTGCAAGTATTGCAAATACTTGGCTCCAAGTATCATTGCGCCATATCTTTACATTATATTGCGCTGGTCTTAAATCCGCGCTAGTGCTATTACTGCAACTCATTTTTTTATGGGTTTAATGGTATGTCACAAGCATCAAAATCCGAAAACGTGGTCATGTCAAAACTAAGTTCAACACCGGCCAAATAGTCTTCAAACTTATCGCTTATTAAATTATATGTTATATTGTCATCAATTACCCAATTGTTAGCGCCGTTTCTTAGCTTGCTAATAATGTCCGCGCATATCTGCAACTGATCGCTAGTTACATCGTCCTCAAATTCTCGCTCCATTCCGGACTTATCTAAAAACCAAAGGGTTAAATTATATTTTTGTTCACGCCCTACATTCAAGCTACCCGAATTAACCGCATAGCAAGCAACCGGAAAAACCGGCTGGCTATCCGCGAATAACCACTCGCGCGGCGTCGCACTCTTTACGCTTTTTATCATCGCGTGCGTATCTAGTATCGTCTTTATGGTCTTTATTACTTGGTTGTAGGTCATTAAATTTTTGTTTTACTTTGTCTAAAAACTCCCGCTTATAGCTTCGTACTTTCATAATAATCGTTAAAATTATACGGCAAATCCAAGTTATTAACTTTGCGTCTATTATTGCCTCGGCCTAAATAAATAGGCGAGGTGTAAGCTTGTATCTGCGGTGCAATTACATCGTAACCGCCACCGATTGTAAGATACTCTTTAAACATAGTAGAATTTTCTCTTAAATAATCTATAAGCCTTTGCTTATAAAATTCCCCGTTGCTCATATATTTACGCTCAAGTAAATCTAATTGGCCTTTGCTTGGGCTGCTACTATCTTCGCTAGTCTTTTGCATTACACCTTTACTAAAAAATTGAAAGCTAGTGCTTATAACCATTTCAGCAATTGTAAACCAACAAAGCGCATCCGTTATATAGTTATCAAGCAAGTTCTTTTCGTCCTGGCTTAAGTCACCTATTTCAATGCCGTCTTGTAATCTATTATAGAAGGTGCTACCAAGCGCCGGCATAATATACTTATCTTGCGCTAACTTAATAACGGGCTTTATTTGCTTGCCATCAATAGCATCGCTTATCGCGGTGCGGCTTTTAATTAAGGTCTCGTTTATAAAAAGTATGTTTAAACTCATTGCTTATTTTTTTCTAGTTACTATTTTAACATTCCAACGATGGCGACAATATGGTCTATGGTTGCCGTTAGGCTCCGTAAACCAACCGCCTCTACGATCCCAAACCGAATAACCTAGACGCTCGCTTATGTTCTCTATGTCGGCACGGCTCCAAAGCTTAGTCTCGGCTAGTTGTAACATTCGCGCACAAAATGGTCTATTCTTATCATCCTTCGGCCCATAGTAAGTATATCTTAAAAGCACCTCGGTCTTAGTAGCTTTGTCGCCACCAGGAATCTTTTTTAGTGGCTCCGTTAACTTTCTTACTACCGGTGTATAATTAGGGGCTAATATACTTATTTCCATACCGGTTTGGACTAAGTACCCCTCAAGCTTTAGCGCCTCTAAAGCATTATCTATTTGTTCAACGCTTTTGTTAAGTACCTTGGCCATAACTTCCGGCGTGACTCTTTTGTCTTTGCTAATTAAATCTAGCACGTTTGCTTTAAGAACGTTAATCTCTTCGTCGGCAAACTTTTCGTAGTTTCTAGCTTCGTGCGTTTCTACTACGTCAAAGTCGTTAACATTATCGCCACACGCTGCAAACTCATTAAGCAATAATTCGTCTTGCATTGATGCAAATGCTTGCTCCGTTGCTGGATCATCGTCCACACCTAAGAACGTATTAACATCGTCGTCGGTAAATCCAAAACCATTCTTAAGCATTAAGCTAGCTTGCGCTTTGTTAATCTTACCATTTGCAAACTGACGCACAATACGCATAACGTTTTGGTGCTGACGACCGCTTAAGTTAGTAAGCATTGCGTTTGCTTGTACCGGCTGCGCTATCGGTGTACCGCTAGCATCGGTTGATACCTCACTCTTTAAGCCTAGCTTTTCTCTAATTTCCTCACGTGTCATATTAGCGCTCATAATAGCTTCGCTAAATTCAAAGCTTAACGGCTCTACTGGTACTATTAAATGCTCACCAGGAATGCCGGCTAAATTCATAAGCTTACTAAATGTTTGCTCATGTTCTTGCTGGCGCTCGTTAACGTATGTATTTTGGAATATTTGGTATGCGTCTCTTATTTCGCTACGGCCTCCTAGTTGTCCTTCGGTCTTAACACCAAAAAGCATAGGGCTTGTAACTTGATGACAACTAAAAATTTCCGTTTGTATTAAATTATTGACGTTTGTAAAGTCCTCTTTTGTCAAACTTGTTTCGCCAAGGTCAACAATGTCTACTGCATTTTCTCTTGATGGGTTAAATGCAATTACTACGCGGTCGCCGTCGTGGTTTGTAAATTTCTTTTTTAAATCCATTTCAACGTCGGCTTGCTCCTCTTCTTGAGGTAAGCCATTGTTAAAATTAATTAACTTAGTAGCGACAAAGTTATGCTTTGCATTACCTAAAATGTGTCTACTTACTTGAATATCACTTTCAATATAGTTAAGACCTTGAAAATAACTAGGTAACGGATATACGTCACTCTTAGGATTGTACTGCTTAACATATAAAATCTGCGCACCCGTTGGATTGTTAATGTTAAACGCTGGGTATTCTCTAGGCTTTTCTTTAAAGTCGCTTAGAGTCCAATCGTTCTTAACATAAAAACAACTTAAGTCTTTGCTTGCTCTTACCTTTTGAAATTCAATATGGAATACATCTTTAATAACACCTAAGGCGTTATAAATAATTTGTAAGTAAAAACCGCCATGCAATTCATCGTCTAAGATAGATCGCTTCAAAATTTGATTCCAGCTTTCGCCGTGGGTGTTGGCTTTTTGGGTTATGTCCTCAAATCCCTTGCCATAAATGTAGTTAACCTTGCCTTTAATAATAGCGCCATGCTTAGGACTTTCGCCGTAAAGGTCTATTAAATAGGTTGGGTAATTGTTTTTTTCGCCAAACTCAATATAGTTGCGGCCCTTTTTCTCTTCAAATTTAGGTTGCTGCGCTTGATCAAATTGGACGTTAATTATGTTATATGCTTTACTCACTTGAATAGGTTTTAAATTCGTTACATTGTTCGTCGTACATCGGTTCTGCGCACTCCGTGGCCTCTTGTAAATACATAAAGCCCTCTTCTACTATTGCGCCACTTAAAGCCTCTTTTTTATTTGTAGCACTTGCTTGCTCACGGATTCTATAACGCCAAGTACCACACTCTTGATTGTCAAAAACTGCCTTTAAGACTAATACCTTTTGGTATCTATCTTCGGTGCTTATATTAGTTCCTACAAATATAACACTATCTTCGGTAGCGCTTGTAAAAATAAATAAATATTTAGGGTTAGCAATTGTCGCCAATTCTAAGCCAGTAAATA